AGGAGAAAATCTTTTCGTAAACTTCTCTCCCATAAGTCTGTCTATTCTACCTAAAAGATAAGGTATATCATACATCTCACAATTCCACCCTGTAACGACCTCAGGCGTGTGTCTTTGCCACCAATCTACAAATGTAGTGATCAATCCTTCTTCACTATGGCAGTCCACATACCTATGATTCTTTTTGTTGGGATTAGTTTTGTATGGTCTAGATCCAAATGTAGTAATAAATTTTGTATTGTAATCCTGTACTGTAATTAGTAATAATTCTTCTGCAACATTAAAGACATCGGGGAAACCATTCTCTGCAGCAACCTCGATGTCGATAGTAACTAATTTAATTTTGTTTAGATCAAACTTGATCTCTTCTTCTGGGTAGTTTTCAGAGATATATTGATGAACATATCTTTCATTACCATACACATTGAAGTTTTGAACCTGTGAATACTTATCTATAAACTCTCTACAATCTTTGATAGTGCCTGGTTTGACAGCTTCTACTAACTGACCATCAAGTGTTTTCCATTTACTTCTCTTTCTTTTTGTTGGCACATAGAATGTGGGTTGAAACTCAACCCTGTCCTCAAAATGTCTTCCATTGTCATACCCTCTAATCAGCATACTATTGCCGATCTGGAAAACATTTGTATAAAACTTCATTCTTTAGTAGCTAACTTCAAATAGGCGTCCACTAATGATTTGTGTGGTTCAACCAATGATAATATTTTATCAGAACATATCATAATGTCAACATCGTCAGTTACATCTCCTAACCAAGGAGACATTTCTTTTCCAACTATCTTGTATGGAGATATCATTTTACAGTTGGGATCTCCAATATCAAGAGCTGCTACTTCCTCTACTCCAGATATCAACACATCACCGTTTACTAATGCAAGTATTTTAATTTCCTGTTCCATTCATTCTTGCCTCATAAGATTCTTTGACCATTTTCTTAGGTTCTACTATCGCTACAACCCAACTAGGATCTATAGATATCTTTTTTTCATCTGATAAAGGCATAAAAGGATAATATTGAACACTGTATTTTGTTTCTGTATCTTCTTTACCTTCAGTAAGCATTACTGGATCTTCAATCAATTTACAACAGAAAGGATTTTCAAGAACTATAAAGATGGGTTTATCATTCTCATCTACTAATTCCTTTACATCTGCTATAACTTCTTCGTTTGACTTTAGTAGAACTAATTTTATCGACATTGCATCTTATCTAGTAATAAAGAGGGAGGTTGGATTCCTGTGTACCAACAAATAACGGGCATTACTACAGTAAGTAAATACGTCATTGCCTGAGACCCGATTGGTTGATCGGTTCTACCCTTGCGAGCAGCAGCACCACCTGTGTCTCATCACCTTAACCAGCGGTTGCCAGTAAGTTTATTCAGTCACTCCCATGTTGCGTCCAACATTATTAATATAACACACTACTATTTAGTTGTCAAGCGTATTTCTTAAATTTCTTATTGACTTCTTTAAATTATCAAACATCTGTTCTACAGTTGCACCTCTAGGCATGCCCATTTGTCTTAATGACTCTCTCATATTCTCTGCAACCAACATCGCATCTTCGTCCTTCGACAACTTACATCTAAAGTACATGAGTTTCTGTTTCTCTAATAACTCTTCAATCAAGTCAAGTTGTTCCAACTCATCCTCCTCATATCCAGTTACAGAGGCAAAAGCTGTATCAATAATACTACTTGTGATTAAGTCTTGAAGTTCTTTGATTTCCTCAAGACTGGCTTGAACCATTTCTGAATCAAAAAACTCACTACTAGAATCAAAATTCATTTGACAACAATCTCCTTGAGTGTTTGTTTGTACTTTTTAAGGTTAATATTATTTAACAAAAAAGGCTTGTATTTGTCAAGTTTCATACTGACGGTTTTCCATACAAAATCATCTAACTTGTCATCAAAGTCTTTTTTGTATCCAAGCATACCATCCAGTATTACTAATGTTTCTGTTGTAATATTTTTCTTTAAATGTTCTTTGATAATAATTGGATGTTTGCCGTTCTTACATTCAAACAAAGAGTTAAAATCTCTGTCACTGCAAATCTGCATCATCTCTTGTTTAAAAAGATAATTTAAACTCTGTATCTTTTTCTTCCAATCATTATACTTGTCTTCGCCTGTTTCTATAATCTCTCCTATCCACATTCTTTGTGGGTCATCACATTGAGAGAATATAGCAGTAAAGTAATCTACAATATCTTCGTCTTTCTTTTGACGAGACATCTTTTCAAAAAAATATTTGTCCTTTCTCTTATTAAATGATGTGGTAGTTGCGTTTGTCTTTCCACCATACTTGAAATAATCAAAGTTATCCTTCGTAAAATGATTCTTGAATGCTAGATAAGTTCTGTAGCAGTCAAAACCAGTCATAAGGGCAGTTTTGCTCTTGTTGTACGTTTTAAATAGTTGAGTTCTGTCGCTTCCCATTTCAACTTCTCCTTAAGTGGTTTTGAAATGAGTTTGGGAACGGATTCAACGTCAATGGCATTTTGTTCACAATAATGTACGATAGCATCAATATAACCTAGATTGTCGTTCTTGACAATAGCCTCTATGTCCTGTGCAAACTGTGCTGAACAGAGAAACTTTTCTTTAAGAGCTTTGTTGATGTCACCCATTAACCACCATTCGGTTTTTGATAAATTCTTTAACATATTTCACAAGTAATTTAATGTAGTCACCTTTGTTTCTTTTATCATAAACCTTAACCTCACCGTTTGGTGTGACCATGATTGTGATAAGTTTTTGGATAGGAATTCCAGTCAGTTCATAATACATACAGGCATATGCAACCTCTTGAACAAAGTATTGTTCAATCCATTCTTCTGGTTTAATCTTCTTCGAGGTCTTAAAATCAATAACAGCGAGTCCGCCCTCATATTCGGCGATACAATCGACTCTTCCTGCCAGACCAAGGTATTCAGAATAAAGTGTGCGTTCTATTGCGTGTATCTTTCCTATCTTGTCTAGACTAGACTTAGCACTATGAAACATAAACTGAGTCAGTGGTTGGTAATCCTTCCAATCTAACTCTTTGTTTTCAAGATAGGCTTGTGCAGCTTCATGAAAGTCCGTACCACGTCGAGTTGCCTCTTTTGTAACACGGTCTGCTTCTTCATTCCCGACTCTCTTTCTCCATTCACGAAACACCTCTCGATTATAGAAACTTGTAACAGAGGTGATAGAAGGAACCCACTCATTGCTGGGTAACTTATATAGGCGAAGTCCGTCGGTCTCTTTTTTCTCTAATTCCAAATCACCTAAGTGATTTTCAACAATAAACATTACATACCCATAGCCATTTTACGAACAAGATATTCTCTCACAAGGCCAGAACGAACGATATCATTGACATCAAATTCAATCATTGCAAACTCTTCAGGCATTTGTTCGATAATCTTCATGAAGTCAAGAATGCCATTCTTCTCGTTGGTTTTTTGTAAATCTGTTTGACTTGCATCACCGCAGAACATGATTTTAGCATCCTCTCCTACTCTTGTTATTATACTATCTAATTCATGAAAATTCAAGTTTTGTGACTCATCAACTAACACAATCGCTTGGTCAATCGTTGTTCCACGAATGAATGATGTGCTCCAGAACTTGATAGTGTCCTGTTGTTTTAGATTACCATATAACATTTCAAAGTCTGCATCAGTAGGCATCTGAAACATATACTTTACCATGTTCTTGTATGGTATCTGATACAAGAAGGACTTGTCCTCATGATCGCCAGGCAAGAATCCAATCTCCCTTGTCGATACAAGTGATCTTACAATATAAAGTTGATTGTAAGGTGTGTGTTGATCAAGAACATCTTTCAATGCAAGATACAATGCAGCAAAAGTTTTACCTGTTCCAGCAGCACCATATGCAAATATATTTTTAAAACAAAATATTGTTCCTATAAGTGAATCTGGAATTAATTGTGCCGAAGATTTAGAATCCCTTAGATCTATTGGAATTATGGGAGTATTAATTGGTGAAACTTTTATGAGAGAAACTGATATTGAACAAGCGTTCAAGAAATTATTTAACTCAATTTAATATTGACTTCAAATCATGCTATAAAATTGAATAAACAGAGTTGTACTGAATATATATGCAGGCTGTAATTTTAACAGGTGTAGTCGCAGGATTTGCGCATGTAGTTAGTGGCGCTGATCATCTAATTGCAATGGCACCAGCAGCGATTAATAATCCTCAAAAAGCTCTTAAAAATAGTTTCTCATGGGGCTTGGGACATTCTTCAGGAGTCCTCTTGTTAGCTTTTCTAGCGATTTTTATTAAGGATATTACGCCATTAAACAAATTTTCTAGT